TATACCGTTTTGGTTAGAATTCGACAAGTTTATCATATTTTCAGGTGTCGGGGCGTAATCAACGAAGAATAAATACATCGAAAAAAGTAATATGATGACTATAGTTACAACTACAATTGTTGGAAAATCCATACTAATTAAGATATTAAGATATTGAGATATTAAGATATTAAGATATTAAGATATATATTTAGACACTAATATAGTTATAAATATAAAATTAATTGTTTTTAATCAATGAAATAATGCCGCGGTGCGGTGTATTAACATTGTCTATACATATAAAAATGCCCTGATAAAAATTCATTAAATCATCAATGAGAACAATATCACAATCATATTCATAATCATATTCACGACTGGCTATTGAAACATGTCCCACAACGGGTGCAAATTTTTTATATAATTCATCGTTCGCAATAAATACAATGGGTTCTCGCAAACATATTTTATATTCCACACCATTAACTAATGTTAAAATGCCATAATAAATCCCTTTTTCTATTTCGTTTAATATAATTGTATATTCGTCGTTAGCAAATGTAATATTATCATTGAATATAAATTTTACTGTTTTTTGTTTTGATGTTTGCATATATACAATTAGTGTATAAAATAAAAGAAACAGTGGAAGCATATGTGATTTATAGGCACTTTTGAACTTGATTAATAAAAGCAGTATATGACCTTGATGTGGTTGTATCATCAGATTTGACAAATTTATTTGTTTCATCAACACAATGTTGTAAAGCGATATCAATTATTTGTACAGGTGGTATTAGACAATTTTCTGGTATAATTATATTTGGTTTTTTGTTGAAATAATACATTGAAATTTCATTAAGAATATTTGTTGTAATATTAGGAAACAGAATTGGGGTAAGGCGTCCATGTCTAACTAATGCAGGACACATTTGTTTTATGTCGTCATATTTATTAGTTGTCGCAAAAAATATACTTCCTTCTAAAGGAACAGGTCCTTGTAATATTTCTAATAAATCCTCGAGAATCATATCTTGTTCACTTTCTTTGTATAATAACATTTTATAAACATCACCTATTTTTAAATCATCCGGACCTGCATTATTCATATTCGTGTTACCGATTTCTGTAATTTTTTTATCTACATTTTTCAGTGATTGTTCAAAAGATATATTTCTTAGTAGACTTCGATTATATAATTCTTTTACAGTCAAATCGAATTCGTCAAATATATACACAATATCTTTGGGTTGATAATTTTTTCCGTTAATTGTGGGTCGTTTTATTATTTGATAAATATTAGCTTTTTTCAATTGTCTCAAATCCAAAGAAATAACATGTCTATTAAGTGCTCGTGCAACACGATAAGCAAAACTACTTTTGCCTGTCCCAGGTGGTCCATATAATAAGTAAGAACATCTAGGATAAGAACCTAATTCACTTATTTTTTCTGGATTAAAATGAATAGTTTTAATCATTTTCCATATCTCATCTTTTCTATCATGAAAGAATGAATCAATGAATAATTTTTCTAAATCTTTACTTGTTTGCTTCAACCCGTCATACATTATATACCAATCGTTAATAGTATCTTTTTCATCACACAAAATTTTATAATGAAACAATGTTATTCCATTGCTGTTGAGATCGTACAAGTGAGCATTTATTGATTCAAAATAATTTCTTTCTTTACACGATTCAATAACAATTTCAAGAAAACTATACGGTTTTTCCATCTTAACAAATTCATCAGTGTTATTTTTTTTAATTTCAGTATCAATTGACACAGATTTTTTCCTCCATATGTAATGACCAATACAATTAAAACGTTTATCGTTGAATTTTACTTTTACGTCATAACATGCACGTTTTCTATATACACTATACGAATTGAATTTTTGTTTTCCATAAACATTTTCCATTATTTCATAGGGATCACCATATGAGATATCTGAGGGTGTTTCAAAGAAATCCATATTTTTTTCAACATATCTGAAGAATGTATTAATATCACCATCATCACATAACACTATACTTTTAGAATTATTCTTTTTAAAAAAACTCGCAAAATTAGTAAATCCATATAATGAATTTTTATAAATATAGTAACATGCACTGATAATAATAAGTGCAATTACTATTGAATTTTTATTTGTATCCCAAAACCATGAAAATTCGTTTAATACATTAATTAGTCCAATATTAAGAATACCAAATGCATAATAATCTAATTGAAATTTTTTCATAATATATGTTGACAATACAATTCCTGCGATCTGATTTATACCAGTAGAAGGGTCAATCATGCTATGTTGCATCGGAATAGACATGAAAATACAAAATTATATGATTTTAAAATTATTAAATAGTTGTCTATATTTTATAGTAATGGTATTGTAGTTATTGGGTAAAATATTATATATTTCAATATTTTTAAAAATATTGAATCATATTTATGTTGATATCAATAATTAATTATTATTATTACCATCAGTATTATTAATCATTATATATTAATAATGGAAAATTCAGTGCTATTCGAAGAAAAATATATTCCGGAATTTAATGTATATCATGTTCATGATTGGAAGATAACACAAGATTGGGAACATATATGTAAAACTAACGATATTTATTTAATAAATGAATTTTATAATAAATTTATTAGGAATATAAATGAAGAATTTAAAAAAAATTCGTTATATCCAAACCAAGATGGAGCAATATTTTTAATTGATTATGTTTCAGGTAGAAATTTAACAGTATGCATAGATTATGATATCCATGAAAGACTTATCAATTGGAGTTTTAGACATATTGTGGCACATAATATGATATCATCCGAAGTTATCGATTGGTTTGACAGTTTAGATGTCATTACAGAAAATACGTATCATCTGTTATTTAATACATTGTGTATAATAGGAGATTGTAATATAGCGAAATTATTATATTCTAAAATTAACATTGATTTCAACATGAGAATATATACTGATTCACAAATAGAATCATCGCCGTGGAGCGGTTATATTGATTATTTAAGGAGTGCGATAACACATAATCATCTCGACATGGCAATGTGGTTGTATGAAATGGGGGCAATGCCAAAAGAAAAAGAATTAGTTGATAATATTTACAAATTATGTATGGAAAGATCAAATGATGATATGAAAGGATGGGTTAGTTCTTTAGATGAATATAATAATATTCCAAATATATTAGATTCTAATTTTGTAAATAACATACGTAACGTGATCGAAATATAATCAAAATATAATCAAAACATAATTAATTATTTAGTAAGAAAATTATTGTTTCTAGTGTTTTTATGACTTTATCTAAAGTTATTATTTTTTTACCGAGCGCATGCGTTTCATGAATATTAAACACTGCAAAAATACTATCAATTAATTCATCTATAATTTGGTTAGCACATGCACTAATTACAGAATTTCCCGTATGAACTTTTATAGCTCGTTTTAAAGCGTATATATTATTATTATGGTAAGGTTGATATGGTACCCCAGTCCTGAATTTTTCTACTATGTTCCACCCATATATATTATTTTCATATGGCAATCCTAATCCTGGAAAAGTAAGTGTAAACATCATTATGGCTACACCCCAAACAAGTTCGTAATCATTGAATGGTCCTGTCTCATTAAATACGATGGGAGGATGTGTAACACTACAAAATGAACCATTCACACACAAAGATCCTAAATCGCCAAATATTACCTGAAAAGTTTTATCAGGATTACATCTATAAAATATATTTTCTGGTTTATAATCTAAATACCATGTATTATATTTCTTGAAGGCATTTAACGTCTTAGCTATCTGTAGTAATATATTGAAAAGTACAATAAAATTATTATCCCCCAATATTTTAACAGGAATATTATTCAAAGTACCATCAATATATTCCATTATTATTGCATGTGGAGAAGGAGGGGAACCCTTTATATATAAACTGGGAACATATAATTCAGTCACTTGTTTGTCTCTCAAAAAGTCAATTACGGCAATATCTTTATCAATTCCTTCGGCAATCCTTCCGTATTTAACAGATATATACACAGGATGTCGTAAATGGGAGCAATCACTGCAAGTAAATTTAACTACACTACCGAATGTTCCAGAACTAATGACAGATTTATCATCGGTTACAAATGTATGTACTACTGGTCGACTAGGATCAATATGCTCTAATGTTATCGATTGATAGATTTCCAATCCACCAGGAAGATGTACAGCAGAATCTATTGAGTAAGTTTTTATTTTATACTCGAGTAAATTAAAAAATGTTTTTTGCTTACATATAGTCATATTTTTTATTACATCTGTCGAACCTTCGAGATCCATCACATCTGGGTCGACAATAGCAAAACTTGATGGTATAGGAATAGATCCTTCAACAATTGGAAATGGTATTGATGGTTTAATACAATTTCCATTCTCATCTGTTTGATGGTTTGGAGTCACACAAATACCTCCTTTTTGTGAAATAGTTTTATTTTTCTCAAGTAAGTATTTATATTTATATTTATTTTTCTTATATTGCAATATATCAATTTCTGTTGGATTCATACGAATAATATTAATATGATGATATTAAAAAAATTGATGAAATAATATTACTGATAATATAATTACAAAAAATGTGTTTATCACCGAAGATAAACACAAACTAGCAGATTTATTTGGATAAAATAAGATGGAATCAATTAATAAAAATTCAAATAAAATTTTTATAGGATTGTATGTTCTGGTGTTCACAATGTCAATATTGACAGTTACTATTCAAGGAAAATATGGAGAAATACAATGTAACAGCCGGCATGCGATTGAAAACAATAGTTTTAATGACTATCCGGAAAAAATGATATCGTTACCTAAATATCTTGAAATATATGGAATAACTACATTTAGTTTCTTAATTTTATTAGTGCCATTCATTTTAATGAGCTATGAATTTTGTGGCACAGGAAATGTTGCTACTGTGGGTGATTATATACTCAAGACAATGTTAATTTGTTATGGATGTATGAATACGATATGGATTATTTTAGGTACACTTCTTGTAATCCCCTATATACCAACGTGTTTAGCTGAAAAAAATGTCATTGTTATATACACATTAGCATTCGTCATATCCAATGGTATCATGACATTGACTGCCATAATTATTTCAGCTGTAAAAACTTATGTATCATGTACTGAAAATAGATATAATAACAGATACGGCTATGCACCCATATCATTATAAAAATTTATAAAAATTTATAATAATTATGACAATCCTTTTAATTGAATCTTCAGATTCGTTCTTAGCAAGTGTAAACATTAACTAATTTTTTTATAAAACTTAATTACGATGAATTGAATTTAATTTTATTGATTAGCTTTAATATTAAGAGTATAATTAGAATTTAAACTAAAAGCATGACGAGGAACTAAGTCTCTAAAAGCTGGTTCGATAGGAATTACTCCAGGTGCTGTGACGTGGGAGGCGATAATAATAATCATTGTATTTTCTTCTCCTATGAAAATAGTACGATCCCAATTAGAACTGACATGTTCGTGATGAACTCTTCCGGCTAGATTTGCGCCGATTGTTTGGAGATGAATCTGAGGATTACCGAGACGATTTTCAAATCTTCCTCGAATAGTGACGATTCTGAAATTCATTGAGACGGCTGGAGACACTGGTAAAGGACGAATGAGTCTGAAATTAGCTTCGAGAAGACCAGTAAAATTTAAATTGTACCATCCACGACGACGGAATAAAATTCTTCCACCTGGACTGAAAACTATGTCCGAATCGACTGGTGTACGTTCACCCCATTTCAAAATGTTAAATTCTGGAGCTCTGGGGACATGTAATGAACCAGTGAGACTGAAACCAATCCCTTCAGTAAAATTATTACGATATAGACGATCAGGTTCTGGATAACATGAATCGCATCCACGACAATCACGATAATCACGACAATCACGATTATCACGACAATCACGGCAATCACGGCAATCACGGCAATCACGGCAATCACGATTATCGCAACAATCACGATTATCACGACAATCACGATTGTCGTATTCATTAATAATATTTGACATTTGTTTGAGTTTGTATTTATATATATACATTGTAATACTACAAAAAAAATTATTAGTGGTGGAGAAACATTAAAATTTTAATTTATTTGACAATAAATAAATATATGTGATAATATAAATCACAGTAATTTGTATTACTAATATGGAATCTGAAATAATATCGGAAGCCAATACAACAATTCCATACATAATTCATCAAATTTGGTTACAAGGAGAAGATGATATTCCAGATAATTATTTAAAAAATATTACGATAAATAAAAAGATGAATTCCGAATTTAAATACATATTTTGGGATGAAATAAAAATTTTACAATTAATAAAACAGAACAAAGATTGGGTAAAAACTTACTATAATTTTAATTACCTCCATCAAAAAGTGGATTTTGCTCGATATATAATTTTATATTTATATGGTGGTATATATCTAGATATGGATTCATATACAATTCGACCATTGATTAAATTAGTCAATGAATTTTCAAATTATAATATGATTGTATCTAAATTAAATGCTGATTTACTCGAATCGATGATATCGTGCGGCAAGAATACATTGATAAATAATGGTATTATATTTACAAGTAAAAACTTTGAAGTTATGAAAAATATCATAGATCAAGTAATGAAATCGACTGAATGTGGAATATCTCCAAAAGTTTTATGTATAATGAAAACAACAGGTCCAGGAATGTTTACAAATGTTATAATGAATTCTTCTAAAAAACTACGTGATAAAATTTTAATTTTACCATTCGAATATTTGGAACCATGTATTGCGGCATCTGAGAAATGCAATATAACGAATAATACATATGTTATTCACAAACATGGGAAATCTTGGGTTCCAAGCTATATGAATTCACTGTACAGAGTTTACTATGACTATAAAATAGCTCTACTCATAACAGTATTGTTGCTTATTATGTTTATAATTTTTTTATGTCTCTATTTATTTTTATAATATCACTTAACAATATATGCCACTAGTTAGAACTCTCATATGTTTATTTATTATTCATAAATTCATGAGTCGTCGCCCAATTATTTAATCGATTAATTAATAAATAAAACTATATAAAAATTATAAAAACAAGACTATTAATTATTCGTGTGTGTTTCTAATTTTGTATTTTATATTTAAAATTGTATACAGAT